TCGGGGCCAAGTTCTTTGGCCAAGGGGCAAGGCCTTCTGGTGTGGTTACCCTACCGGGCCATCTGTCTGATGAGGCATTTGCCCGGCTTAAGCGGGATTTCGCGGCTACCCATTCAGGCATTGCCAACAGCCACAGAGTGGCATTCCTCGAGCAGGGGATGCAGTGGCAGACCATCGGCATACCACCAGAGGATGCCCAATTTCTTCAGACTAGAGCTTTCCAGATTGGTGAAGTGGCCAGATGGTTCAATATCCCGGTAAGCAAGCTCCGGGACTCAGGCGGGGCCAATTATGCCAGTTTGGAACAAGAGAACATGGCTTTCCTGGCTGAAACCCTCCGCCCATGGCTAATCAGGTGGGAGCAGGAGATCAGCGCCAAGCTTTTGCTGGCGCACGAAAAACCGGTTCTGTATGCGGAGCATCTGGTGGATGCCATCCTCCGGGTGGATCTCAGCGCTAGGTATAATGCTTATTCGATTGGTAGGAATTGGGGCTGGCTTTCAGTCAATGACATCCGGGCCAAGGAGGGAATGGATCCGGTTGAGGGTGGAGACATCTACCTCCAGCCGTTGAACATGCAGCCCTTGCAAGCTCCCGCGGGCCCATCGGCCCCTACAGCAACTCCGGCGGTGGTGGCGGTGGCCCCTAACCCCTCCCCTGCTGCTGCCACTGCCGGGGTGGACAATATTGAGGCCAAAGACCTAGAGCCCTGTGAATCAAGCAAGCGACTGGCTGAAGCCATGACAGAGCACCAGATTGGGGCCTGTGAGCATGGCAAAACCAACAGATGCCCCATCTGTGGGATCAAAAAAGAGCGAGAGCTAATACCACCTAGCAAGCCCGGCGGTGAGCATTCCTGGGGCTTTCAGTGGGTGCCTATTTGACTGAAGGAGCCACCATGCCTAGCCCCAAGACTTATGAGCGCCGAGTGGCCAACATCCAGCCCCAAGGCAGCAAGCTGGTGGGCTATGCAGCGGTATTTGGCCCATTGAGCGAGGACTTGGGCGGATTCCGTGAGCGTGTGGCCCCTGAGGCATTTAACAGGAGCCTCAAGGATGACAAAGACATTCGGGCCCTGGTGGACCATGACACAGCCAAGGTGCTCGGGCGGAGCTCCTCCGGCACCCTCAAGCTAAGCACGGATGAGCGCGGGCTCAAGGTGGAAATAGACCTACCAGATACAACCTATGCCAATGATCTCCGAGCCCTGCTCGAGCGTGGCGATGTTAGTCAAATGTCCTTTGCCTTTCTGGTTGAGCCCAATGGAGAAAAGTGGGAGGGCCGGGATGAGGCGGGCATGCGGATCCGGACCTTGACGGATGTGCAGCTCATCGAGGTTTCTGTGGTGACCATTCCGGCCTACCCGGATACCGTGGCGGCCTTGCGTTCCATGGGCAGGCTGAGCCAAGAAGCAAAGCAAGCCAGAGATCATTGGCTTGCAACAAACAGGGTGGCCCCGCGGTGGGGTGGGTGATCGTGCGGGTTGATTGATAGGCTCTTGCGTATTTGATTCCCTTTCAAGGAGAGACGATGAAAAAGATAAATGATATTCGCCAACTATTGGCGGAGCGCCGTGATCTGGTTTCTAAGCTGGACGGCATGAACAAGCGGGAGCTCTCACCTGATGAGCAGGCCGCGTGGGAACAGCTAACAGCCAAGGTGGCTGAGCTGGATACCAAGGTGGCAGCTATTGAGATAGCCATTGGTACAGACGAGGCCAGCGAAGAGGCCCCCATGCCTGATGGAGCACCAGCACCTGAAGTTCAGCAAAACAGCGCCAATCTGGACAGCCTGCAAAAGCGACTGCTGGCAGCCCTTGAGAAGGTGGAGCGCCAGAGCGTGGGCCGTAGGTCTGCCCCTGCTTTCGTGCGGGACCTCAATGACCGTCAAGCGCAGAAAGACAAAGATCTGGCCCTCCGTGGCTGGCTGTTGGGCAATAGGTCTGGTGCTGAGCACAGAGCCGCGGCTCAGCGTACCGGCTTGGATCTTTTCAACCCGAGCCTAACCCTCCGTTCTGAGACTCGGGACAACAGCACCACCAACACGGCAGGTGGCTACACCATCCCAGCCGGGTTCTTGGCTGAGCTGGAAAAGAAGCAGGTGTTTTTCAATCCCCTGCTGAATGTGGCCCGGGTGATCAACACTGCAGAGGGTAACACCCTGCCGATGCCAACCATCGACGACACATCCAACGCGGCGGCCCTTGGTGCTGAAGGTACTGCCGTCACAGGTGTGGACCTCACCTTTGGCACGGTCAACCTCAGCAGCTACCGGCTTGAGAGCCTGGTGATCGCCAGCAACGAGCTGCTCCGCGATACCGGCATCAATCTCGAGACTGAGATTGGCGGCTTGTTGGGTGAGCGGATCGGACGCAAACAAGCGGCCTACCATGCCACAGGTACTGGCTCCAGCCAGCCTGAAGGTGTTGTGACCGGCTCCTCTGCTGGTGTGACCGCGGCAAGCGCCACGGCCATTGCCATCAATGACATCATAAACCTTTGCAATAGCTTGGATGCAGCCTACTGGCCAGGCGCCAAGTTCATGATGCATCAATCAGTCTGGGCAGCCATCTTGAAGTTGCAAGACAGCCAAGGCAGGCCTCTGGTTACCGACTACATCAACGGCAACCAGCCCAAGCTTTTGGGTTATGAGGTTATCCTCAACAACAATATGGCCAGCAGCATTGCCACCACTGCCAAGACCATGCTCTTTGGCGATTTCAGCAAGTACTACATCCGCCAAGTGGGCAGCCTTGAGCTGATCCGGCTGAATGAGCTTTACGCCAACAAGTACCAAACGGGCTTTATGGTGGTGAGCTTTGAGGATGCCAAGGTTGTGCAAAGCGCAGCCATCAAGCGCCTCACCCAAGCGTAATAAAACCGGGACAGGAGAATGAGCATGAGGGTACAGATTCTTGAATCGATGGTGGGGGATTCATTCTCCTATATTCCCGGTGATATTGCCGAGGTGGACAACGAGGAGGGTGCCCGGCTGGTGGAAGCTGGCCGGGCTATCTCCCTTGAAACCAAGCAGGTAGAAAACCCTGAGGCCAGCGCCAAGCCATCCAAGCGGGAGAAGCGATGAGCCAGACCCTGAGCCTCAAGGTGATAACGGCACGGGCCAACCCTGCCGTGAGCCTCTCGGATGCCAAGGCCTACCTGAGGGTAGATGGCTCCGCGGAGGATACCCTCATCTCGGGGCTTGTGTCTGCCGGTACGGATATGGTCGAGCGTAGAACACGGAGGAGCCTGATACATCAGACCTTCCGATGGACTTTTGACGAGTTCCCGGTTAATGCTGTGGAGCTACCTAGGAGCCCTGTTTCGGCTGTTGCGATTGGCGGGGGCTATGCCTACGCCATGCCACGCATGCGGTACATTGATGAGGACGGTGTGCAGCAGACTGCTGTAGTAAATACGGATTACTTTTTGGATCTGGATAATAACCCACCCAGCCTGCAGCTATTCCCCTTCACCATTTGGCCCCATACCCAACTGGACCGGGTCAAGGCTGTGGAAGTGGATTTCGTGGCGGGCTACGGGGCCACCTCCGCCAATGTGCCGGAGCTCCTCCGCCAAGGGGTGCTTATGCTGGTGGCCCATTGGTATGAGCACCGTGAGGCTGTAGGCCAGTACGGGGCAGAGGTGCCACTGGCTGTGGATTCAATCCTCCAGATGTACACAGATGGGGGCTACTGATGCCCACTATTGGTGAGCTCCGCAAGCGGATAGACCTACAGGCCCCCACGGATGCCACGGACAGCTACGGGCAGCCCACTAGGAGCTGGAGCACCTACGGCACCGTCTGGGCCCAGATTGAGCCCACTGGTGGCAGTGAGGGCGCCGTGGCCAATGAGCAGCAGATCACAGCCACCCACACCATCACCATCAGATATCTTTCCGGCGTGGCCTCCACCCATCGGGCCCTTTATGGCTCTAGGGTGCTCCATTTTTTGGCCCCTCCCGTGAATGTAGATGAGCGGGGCCAGTGGATGGTGATTCAGGCAGAAGAGCGCCAGGAGGCCTAAGGATGGGCAA